AGGTGGCCGTAATAGTGGTGGCACAGGGTGTCGAGTAGATCCCCGTCAGCTGTTCTGCAAGTCATCGCCATAACGGATAAACTCCAGTGAAAAGCCCTGCTTGCGTGGGATCGCCCCAGGCAGCAAAGCGCTCTGTTCTTCGTCGATGTTGGTCAGGCACCAGTTGCCCAGCACCTCGCCGTAACCGGTGGTCAAGTTCAGCGGCAGCAACTTCGCGCCGATGCTGCGCAGCGTATCCAGTTGCTTCAAGCCGCCTTTGTAGCTGGGGTAGATCGCACCTTTGATGGTGATTTTCTCCTCGCCCTGACCCACGGCCTGCTGCGCCGGGCGCCGGGTCAGGCGTTCCTGCGCGGCCCAGCGAAACGACGTCTGCCGCCGCAGCTCGTCAAACGCCGCCGTGTCCAGGTTGAAGTAATACGGCCGCTCGTTGGCCTTGAGCGGATAGATGATCAGCAGGTGCGGGAACGGCTTCACCGCGTCCGGGATCGGCGTCATGTCGCCGGCAAACCATTCCGTGGGGAAGATATTGCCCAGTGCGGCATTGGCCTTGCCGGCCACCTTGTTGAATGCCGCGCCAAAGCGGCCGATCTGCTCGGTCAGCGCGGAAAAGTGTTGCTCGAACTGCGCCAAGGACCGTTGAGTCTGGTTGTAAAAGCTGGCCACCTTGCCGATCTTGGCCTGCGCCGAATTGATTGCACTTTGCAGACGGCGGGTCTTGTCACTGAGGTCTTCGCTGATAAAGGGCAAACCTTCCAGCGCATCCGCTGCACCGCCGATTTCGTTGAGCGCGCCATTCATGGGCCCGGTCATCGACTCCAGGTCAGTGCGCCCGGCCTCACCGGCATCGACCATGTACTTCAATCCGCCCTGCAGGTGCTGCAGGTAGGTCTTTTCATCCGTCATCACATTTCCTCAACCCACATGGGGCGCATCAAACAACTGGCGGGCGCGCGCCTCCCGGGCGAAGTCTTCAAACTGGCGCTGCAGGTGCGGCATCAACGCTTGGGCCAACTGCGCCGGGTCTTTCACATCGCCCTGCACGGTGATGACCGGGGCCGGGGCGAAAGTGAATTGTTGATCGACCTTCGGCCATTCCGGTGTTTTTACCGCCGTGCTCGACATCAATGCCGCTGCCGTCACCGGCGCGGCGGGAGCGTTTTCCATCGAGCGTACGACCGCCCCCACTTCCTGGCCGGCAGCCATGGGCAAGATGCCGATCGGCGCTTTGGCCGGCGTGTCCGGCCCGCCAAACAACGCCTTGCCCATGGTCGCGCCCAGCTCACCGCCGCCCCACGCGCCGACGATGCCACCGATCACTCCGCCAATCGCGGTGCCGAGCAGCGGAATGACCGAACCAATGGCCGCACCGGCTGCTGCACCCGCCAAACCGCCGGCCAGCCCACCCGCTGCCTCGCCGTAGCCCTCGGCCTTTTCATCAAGGGTGGTCGCATTCTGGTACGTGTCCAATGCCTGAACGCCGGCACCGACCACCGCCAGCGCCCCGCCCACTTTCATGCCACGGGACATTCGACTGGCAGGGCCTTTGCCCTTTGCGCCCTTCCCTTCTTTGCCGTGATCCAGCCCGTCGTCATCGTCGTCATTCGCGTTGGTCACGAACACCCGCTGCACGATGTTGGACCGGTCGCCGGCCGAACCGCGCGCGATGTTGGCCAGGCCCCGGCCGATCTTCAGCGCGGCCCAGGCTTTGCCCAGCACCAATGCCCCGGCACTCACTGCCGCCAGGCCCAGCACCACTTGGGGCGCTTGCTCGGACAACGCGGTCAAGCCCCGCGCCGCGCCGGCGATACCGGTGGCCAGCGCATCCGTCGCCGGGCGCAGGGCGTCACCAATGGCCCGCAGCGAATCGTTGAACGCTTGACCGGTTTCGGCCCAGCGTTGCGACGAGCTCTCGCGACGTTCGCTCAGGTTCTTGTCGAGAATGTCCTTGCGCGGACCGCTGGGGTCCGAGGCACCTTTCTTCAGGTCCGCGTAGAATTTTTTGTTCTGGGTGTACGCCATCAGGGCCGTCTTGACCTGCATGTCGGCAAACAGATCGCCGGTACGCAAAGTGGCGGCCAAGGCATCGGCCATCGCTTGCGCCTTGGCCGGGTCCGTCTCGTGGCTGATCTGGGTCAGGCCCTGATCCAACTGCTTTGACTTTTTCGGGTCGGTCTTTTCCACATACTGGCGCGCCAGTTCGAAGCTCGCCTCGAAAGTCGACAAGCCCTTGCCAATAGCGGCGTTCATCGAGCCCTGATAATCAATCCCGGCATCGGCATAGCCTTTGACCGTTTCCTCCGAACCGATTTTCGCGACCCAGTTTTTCAGGTTGTTCGCCGCTTCATCCGCACTGCCGGCGCTCTTGATCTGCACCTGCAGCATCGCCCCCAGTTGCGTGACCGCTTCCTGGCCGGTGATGCCGGTGCCGGCCATCTGCGCTAACAGCTCTGGAAACCACTTGGCCATATCGGCCGCCTCGAAGCTGCCTTGCTGGCCCAGCAACGCGACCGACGCCAAGGCCTGCTCCATCTTTTGCGGGTCGGTGATCTTGGCATTGTTCTGCATCGCCAGAATCATCTTCGCCGTATCGGCGCCCGAAGCCCCCTGCCCGACCGCAAACTTGGCGGCCACCGGGGCATATTTCAGGGCTTCGGTCAGATCCATGCCGCCACCGACCAGCTGATTCACTAGCTCGGCCACTTGGGTGTTGGCCATGCCGGTGTCCTTTGAGGTCTGGACGATATCCCGGGCGGTGTTCACTTCCTGTTGGGTATTGGCGGTTCCTGACTTGATCGCGATGTCGCGAATGATCGCCTGAAAGTCTGCACTTATTTTGGTCGGCACGGCGGCCAGGGTGGTACCGGCCACCGCCGTTCCGAATCCACTGCGCAGGCTTTCCTGCCCCTCCTGCACTTGGCCCATGCCTTTGGCCTTGAACTCGGCGCTGCGCACCACCTTGCCCAGCGCCAGGTACTCATGACGCAGGCGCCCGACTTCAACCCCCTGCTTGCGCAGGCTGCTGGTGTTGGTTTCCAGTTTGCGCAGCAAGGCGTCGGCATTGGCTGCGCCACTGTCGTGGGCTTTTTTCCATTCATCGCGCAGACGCATGGTCTCGCCGATGACTTTCTGCAAGCCCTTGGCGCGCGTGGTTTGCGCCTCGAGCTTTTTCATTTCACCGCTGACGTTCTTGAAGGCGGCACCGAGTGAAGAATCGACGGCGCCGCCAATCACCAGCCCGAGCGAGAGTTTGTTCGTCATGGAGGCTACCTGTGGGAGCGGGAATTAGGCTCAGTCCGTGAGCCACCAGACCATCTCGGAAAACGACAAGCCCTGAATCTCGGCCGCCGAAAAATTCAGCTCAGCGGCCAAACGTTTGGCCAGGGCTTTTTGCAGCTTGGGGTTAAACCCCGTCGTCTGCTCCCAGACGAAAATAGGCGGTCTGCAGACGACGATAATCCCGCATCAGCAGCCCCTCCAGGTCACCCCGGCCGATGCTCGCCAGGCTGCAGAACAAGACCATTTCCTGCTCTTCTTCGTTGTTGCCGCCTTGCAAGGTGGCGGCACGCATTTCGCGCACCGTTGGCTCGCGCAGGGTCAGCTTGTCGACCTTGATGCCGTTGGCCTCGCTCGGTCGAGACAGGACGACGGTGGCAATGCCATCACCCAGTTGCAGCCACTTGGGCAGGACGTTGTCTTTTGCATTACTCATGGTGTGGCTCCTTACATGCCCAGGGCAGACCGCACGGCGGCCAGTTGGTCGACGCCGTCGATGACGCGGATCGAGTTAAGGGGGTCGATTTCAAACATCACGCTGCCGTCGATTTCCAGCTTGTAATAGGTCACGGCGACGGCGTACTTGAACTCGCCTTTTTCGCCCGGTTTCCAGTCCCCCGGATCGACTTCCTTAAGCCCGCCACGCAGGGTGGCGACCACTGCCTTGACCGAACCTTTCTCGCCCTTGAAGGCACCGCGGAATGACGCGTTAAACCCGGTCAGGTCGGCCTGACCGAAGAACTTCAGCACCTCGCGACGCACGCCGTTGGTGATGAAACTGGCTTCGAGCTTTTCCATACCCATGTCGAGCTCGACCGCCGCGTCCATGCCGCCGGCGCGGTACTCGTCGGTCTTGAGGGTCAACTTGGGCAGGGTCAAGCTCGGCACATCGCCTTGCAGGCTGATACCGTCGACAAACAGGTTGGTGTTGTAGAGCACTTCCGGAATCATAAAGCGGCCTCCTTAGGCGGCGGTGTCCAGCACTTCAGTGATCCACTGATCGGTCACCTCCACTCGGAAGTTCGGGTTTTCGGCCGGCGGCACGTCGGTGAAACGGATGTTCCAGTACACCTTGCCGTCGCTCAGTTCGCTGGACGTGTTCAGCTCTTCGTCGGCATACACCTCGAAGTTGATGATCGCGCCCTGATTCTTCAGGTCGCGCATGAACGCCTGCAGGCCTTCGGTCACGTCCTTGACGTAGGTCGCGGTGATCGAGCGGTCGACGGCCCACTTGTGTGCGTAGAGGATGGCGTCCATGACGATGTCCAGCGTGCGCACGCGGGTGACGAACTTCCATTTCGCGTCGCTGGACAGCGTACGGTTGCCCCACAAGCGATAGCCGTCATCACGAATGATCGTGGTGATGTTGGCGTTGTTCAGTACGTTGGCCCGGCAGGAAGGATCGCCGTCGAGAAACTCGATCGGGCGCGTGGTGCCGGTGATGCCGACAAACTCCTTGTTCGACGGTGAAGCCCAAAAACCGTAGGTGGCATCGGTCCAGGCAAACAGG